GCCGGCGTCTGAGAAGTCGAGCCTCGCGATGCGAGGAATGTTGGGCAGCGTCGGGAGGTCAATATTGCTGATCGACGTGCACTCGGCCTTGACGAACCCGGCGCCGAATGAGCCGTAGCTGTCGATGTTCGTGACCTCGTAGTAGACGCCGTTCCAGAGCACGATGTCTGGCTTGAACGACGCTCCGCCGGCACCCGCGCTGACGCCTCGCAGCCTGAACTGCGTGTAGACCACCACGCTTCTCGCCTGAGCGTCGAAGCTCTCGCCTCGCATGAGCCCCTGGTCACCCGACGGCTGAATCGCGCCTACCGCATCTGCCTGACCGTACGTCCACTCGAACTCGCCGAACTCGTTGACATTCTCGGCGCGTCGCACGACGACGAACCGCTGACCCGCCACGTCTGGATCGCGCAGGAGGTCGCTGACGTCAACGTTGGGCATGGATCAGGGCCTCTTGATCTCTTGAATGTCAACGTCACCCGCCTCGTCGCTGTCCATCCATCGCTCCATGGCTGCGGCATTTGCGAAACGCTTGGAGAACGGTCGAGACTTCGTTCCTCGGAGACCCGTCACGACTCGCGGCTCGTTGTCCTTGAGGCCTGACTCGACCCGCGTGTCTCGAACCTTGGCATCGCGACTCTTCGTGATGTGCTGCCACTTACCGTCGCCGGCGGACCGAAATGCGAACGACCCCCTGCGAGAGAGCCACGCCATCGCCTCCTCCTTGGAGTCGAACCGACCGCTGATCGGCGTATGCTGCGGGCCGCGCACGACGTACCATCCGCCGAGCATTCTGTTGTGCACGATGCGGACCTCGCCGGCGTCGCGCCCCCGCCCAGGATAAGTCTGCCGTCCGATCTGGCACGCCTCGCGCTTGCGCAGCGCCCTCGACCACGCCTCGTGAGCCTGACTCTTCCAGTCAAACGGCCCCCTCTGCTCGCCGCTGTCGGGGTCGTAGAAGTACCACTTCCCGCCCTCCTGCACGACACCGCCGAAGGGTCGCCCGCTCTCGGCGTCTCGCGCGCCGCCCCTCGCCATCTCCGCCGAGATCAGCTGCTTCGCGCCGGTCGCGCGTCGAACGGCGGCCCACGCGGCGAGCTGCGACTCGGCCGTCACGCTGGCCATCTTCCTGCGGCCGTCGCGGTCGATGTACCAGACCTCGTAGGTGGCGGTCGCGGCGTCGCGAGCCCTCGCCCTCTTCCTCGCCGGCACGTGATTGTGAACCACCACTCGCCTGAGTGCGCTGCTCATCTCTTGACTCCTCTCCGAAGCGTCGCGGAGGCCGGCAGTCGCCTCAGCACGTAGGTGATGGCGTTTCGCAGCTGCCCCGTGACCACCAGAGGCGTGAACGCGCCCTCGGCCCCCGACTGACGCGAGGCTGGCGTGCCGGCCCCCAGCATCTTCTCGATCCTGTCGCGGCGCTTCTTGCCCTTCACGCGTCGAATGCGCCCGGCGATCGTCGACTCGGCCAGCGGCGGCGGAATGCCCTCGCTGATGCGCTTCTTGATCGACCTGGAAGCGATCAGCCCGACCGTGTGCAGAAGCTTGGTCACGCGACCCAGCTCGCCGGCCGCCGCCGCCTTGGCCGCCGCGAGCAGTGCAGCAATCAGCTCGCTCTGCACGGCCAGAATTCCGGGACGCATGAACGGACGAGCCGGCACGTGCGCCTCGGGCGCGCCGTTGTCGTGAATGTACGCGAGAGCGGCGTTGCTGATATCTCCCTCGCGCCTTCCGGCCTTGTCGTCCGGCACGCCCACCATCACTCCGGTGGTGGTCAGCACCTCAATCGACTTCAGGAACTCCGGCAGTCGGTTCAGCTTGAACTGCCACCCGGACTTCGCCACGTCAGGCCACCGCCGGGTCGAACATGACCGAGAAGTATCGGGCGACCGCGCGCCTGCCCTCGCGCGCGAGCTTCTCGATCTTCTCGCTGGCCCACTTCTGCGCCGATCGCTCGCTGATGAACGGCTCCGACTTCGCAGTCTCTGCTCCGTCCACGAAGATCTTGGCCACGTACCCCCGCTCGCGACTGAAGTGGCGATCCTGGCCGGGGGCGCGGTCGCGCTGGCCGTACGGACGCATCGCGTGCGCGGCGGTGGCGCGCAGAATGCCCTCGACGAGCTCGAGGCGCGACAGCTGCTGGCTGACGCCGGCGTACTTGGCGATGTTGCGCAGAGTGGAGTCGTCCTTGCGCTCGAGTTGCTCGCGGGTCCAGTCTCTGGCGCGCGAGTCCTTCTGCGGGTGCTGAGCGTTCAGCTCGTCGAGCCTGCGGCGAGCCTCGCCGTATGCTCGCGACTTGTCCTGCTTGTCCCACGCGTAGTTCGACCGATACGGGAACACGGAGACGCTCGCGCGGCCCTCCGTGTCGTAGATCTCGTACTTCTTCGCGCGCTCGTCGAGGCGCAGGATGAAGCGCGGCGGCCGCAGAGCAGCGTCTGCGGGCGCGCTGTCACCGGTCATCTTCACCTCACCGAACGCCCACCCGTCTATTGGCTTGTAGAGGCCTCGCTTGGCCAGAGCCGACAGCTGCGACCTGAACGAGGTGACCGACATGCCGGGCGGGCGCGCGTTGTCGAGGTACACGTCCTTCCATCCCTCGCGTCCGCCGGACCCCTCGGTGTTGCTGCGCAGAGCGGCGAGCACCAGCTTCTGCGACTCCGAGGCGTCGCGTGCTGCCCTGCGCGTGCTGCGAACGACTATGACTCGCCTGCTCATCCGCTGAACCCCGTGTCGCTGGGCGCGACGCCCGGGAACGGGCCACCCCACGCGTTGTAGGAGCCGGTGAGGCCCCATCCGTTGAAGAACATGAACGGCAGCGGCGGAGCGCCGACGCCCACCTGGATGGGTCCCCCGGTGGCCGCCTTCAGCAGCCTCCAGAACCTCTGACCGTAGACGGTCTGGTTGTAGTAGCCGGCGCCCTCCTCGACCACCGACGACACGTCGAACGACACCGACACGCCGTCCACGGACTTGCTTGTTACGACGCCGATCCTGGTGCCCGGGTCGCCGCCTCGCTGAGCCGCCTCGACGGCCTGCTTCTCGATGACCAGCTGGTGGGCGACCCACATCTCTATCGCCCAGTCGGCCTTCGTGGCCGGCGGCGAGTTCGCGGTCAGCGACGACGACCCCCAGAACGGGTTGGAGCCGCTCTGCACGCCGCTCTGCAGAGCTACCATGCCCTCCGCCGCCACCTGCGCCGCGATGCTGACGCGGTACGTGCCGGGACCGCCCTGCGTGCCCGTGAGCTGCGCCGTCACCGCCTCGTTGTCCGGAACCCCTGTGCCAGTCAGCAGCAGCGGCAGCAGACTCATCGAGCCGAAGTCGATGGTCGCCACCGTCAGCACGTTACCGGCCACCGATCCGTCGAAACTGCAGACCTTCGGCGGGCCCCCGACGTCGATGCCCAGCAGGATCGCGGCCATGCTGATCCAGTACTGAACGGCCGTGTCGGGGTAGGCCGAGAGGCTGCCGAACTCCTGCGGGAAGTCCTTACGGAACGAGGCGACGGTAACGGTCACTGGGGTTATCCTATGATGCGGATCAGGCGCTCGGCAGAGGACTTCAGGCTCGCGGCATCCCTCAGCGCGTTCTGGTGATACCCGTCACCGTACTCCTGCGAGTGACCGATCTCGCGCTGGATCGACGCAGCCCATTCGCGGATACTCGCGATGCCGTCGAGTATCTCCTTCTTTCGCGCGGGATAGCCGGCGTCGCGCGACTTTCCCTTCTTGATCACCTCGTAGCTGCCAGCCGACACCCTCAATCGGCGAAGCAGTCCGCTGAGCACGTGCTCCGGGTCCTCTCCGACAGAGCGCACCGGCTCCGACCCCGAGCGACCGCGGTCGCTGCGCCACGACACCGTCTCCGGACTCACGGTGAACGTGAAGTACTCGGGAGTGGCGTCGCGCGCCCTAGGCGCCGCGACGTGGTTGATGACCCTGACTCTCGGTCTCCGCCTCGCGAGCGCGCTCACCACAGCACCGCCTTCACCGCTGCGATGATGGTGGTCCTGGCGGTCGACTGATCGGCCGTGCTGAACCCGCTCTGGGCAAGCGCCGCCGCCAGCTCCTGCTCGAGCTGCCCCTTGAACAGCGCCGCTCGGACGACCATGTCCTTCTGCACGACAGCCAGATGCCGCGCGCCCTCGGTGTCGGGCTGCCCGGTGGCCGACGTGAGACTGCGAGTCTGCGTGGTGGTGGTGCTCATCGACGAGTGCTCCCTTTGCCTGCTGACCTGCCGCCGCCGTACCTGTACGACTGGTCGCGAACCTCCGAGGCGGTCACCTTCTCGGGCAGCGAGAAGCTGCTCTCGCCGGTACGGTCTCGATTGGCGACGTCGGCCCCAGAACCGGTCCGCGAGTTGTCGCCCCCAGAGGCCACGGTCGCGTGCTCGGTCGGCGGCAGGGTCTTCATCGGGGTGGGACCGGACGGAATCGTCCCTGACTTCGTGACCATGGGTTCAGTATCTCCTCTAAGCTGTCGCCCTCACCGGCGTCGCAGAATGCCGCGCCAGGACCCGGCCTCAGCCGCCTGAATCTCTCTGTTGACGTCGTCCAGCTCGCGGCGAGTAGCCCTCGCCTCGCCCTCGCGTCCCGCGAACTGCAACTCCACGAGCCGTCGGCGCAGCTCCTCTCGCCGCTCTCGCAGGTTCTCCGGCCGCACCACGCCGGTCAACTCGTCGCGCGCCCCGCGACCCCAGTTATGAACCACGACGCGCATCTCAGCGCCGACCCATCGCCAGACCGGAGGCCACCGCCCGGATGTTGCTCAGGCTCATGGCCTCGCCGACCGTCCCGGAGTCCTTGTTGCTGAGCCCGGCCTTGCTCAGCGCAATGGCCACGGCCTGCTTCTGCGGCTTACCGTGAGCCATCTCGGTCTCGATGTTCTCGCTCACGGTCTCGCGAGACGAACCCTCCTTCAGCGGCATTGTGACCTACTCCCAGGTTGAGGCGATGGTGAAGGCGGCCCGCGAGGTCGCCTCCACCGTCGCGGTTAGTCTGCCGGTCGCGCCTGAACCTTGCCGGCGTGGCGCACGCCGTTGTGCTTGAACCACCAGTGGCGGTCCTTCGGAGTGGCGCCGGCGATGCTGACGGGAACCATGTGCACGCCAGCCTCCCAGCTGTGCATGAGCCCGCGGTCTTGCAGCTTCACCGCCCTCGGGAAGAGGCACGGCACCACCTGCTCGGTGTCGAGGTTTCGCTCCAGGTCGCCGACTCGCGCCATCTCGGCAGCCACGTCGGCCGGATCGGCCCCGACTCGCGGTCCCTGGTTCTCCCGGGAATACTTCGGAAGAGCCGCCTCTCCCTCGTCGTCTCCGTCGCCGTCGCCCTCGTCGCCGTTGACCTTCTCGTCGTCGTCCTGAGCGAGCTTCTCCTCGCGCACCGGCGGGATCGGCGAGTCCGATCCGGGGAACTGCAGACCTCTCGTACCCTTCGCCATCGTTCAGTCTCCTGTGATTGTTCTCAGATGCCTCAACTCGCGCGAGTCCGCGCGGCAACTCACGCCGCCGCGCGGACTCGTCTCGTCACGACAGACCGTCGCGATAGGCGATGCACTCGGGGTACACGATCTCCAGCACGCCGAGGCGGCCGTAGTACGTGGTGCGATGCCAGATGCTGTCGTACGTGACCGGAGTCTTCGACAACATGGTCATCGGGTACCGAGTGCGCTCCTTGTCGTTGGTGTAGACGGCCATGCGATCGTGGCCCGCACCCCCGGTCCCGGCAGTACCGCCGACTCCGGTACCGAGGCACCACTTGACCGGCTTGATGTCGAGAGTCGCGCCGCCCTGCCGTGCCGTGATGTTGTTCTCCAGCACGTAGGTCAGGATCGATGTGTTGCCGGCATTCGACACCTTCTGGGTGGCGATGTAGCCGAAGTCGGTCGGGGGGAGGAGCACGCTGTCGGGCAGGATGGCCCAGCCAGTCGCCGCCCAGGCCGAGGTCAGGATCTCGTTGAAGTCCTGAAGGATCTCGTCCGGGGTCTTGGCAGTCCACAGCGGCGAGTTCTGCGCGCCGTTGGCGACGTTGGCGACGTTGGTGACCGCGTCCGAGGTGGTGCGGTTGTTGGAGTTGATGAGGCCGTAGAAGCCGCCCGGCGTGTCGCCGAAGTAGACCATCTCGTCGATGTCCATCTGGTGGGCGAGCTGCAGAGCCTTGTACTTCTGCTCGTCGACCGGACGTCCGAGCTTGGCCGCCGCCTCCAGTTCCAGCACCGTGTAGGCCAACTCCTTGCCCCACGGGATGAGGGGCTGAGTGACCTTGGCGATATCGACGGAGACTCGGGACACCTGATTGGTGTTCTTGCCGATCCACGACTTGCCGTTGCCGATGCCCTGACCAGTGCCGAGACCGCCGGCAGTGGCGTACGTCGACACGGTGAACGAGCTCACCTCGTCCGCCGTCGTGACGTCCTCGCGGAGCTCGATGTCGCGGCCCCACGTCACGGCCGCGAGCGGCTCGTGGAGAGTGAGGTCGAGTCGCTCCAGCTCGCCGACGAGAAACGCGCCGGTCGAGTCCACCGTGCGGCCGTCGTGCGTTCGGAACGACTGCCCGAGCGCCTTGCCGCGCATGTTGCCGCTGTTGTCGACGGTCCTCGCCGCCGAGTCGAACGTCATCATGTCGACGGTGCGAGCGCGCCCCAGCAGTCGCCGGCGCGCGTTCTTCAGAATGCCCTCGGGCGGCACGATGGCGCCGGACGGGCTGAAGTTGCGTTCGTGTCTCATGAGTTGTCGTACCTCTTGGTTTCGCCCGTGGTTAGAACTTGCTGCAGATCAACTCGGCGATGTTGCTCGAGTCCGCGGGCGAGTTCCACTGGTACTGCGCGTCCAGCGTGCACGTGTTGCCGCCCGAGGCAGCCGCCTCGAACCCGCCCTGCGTGTGGCCGCCACCGCTCGCGGCGCACCAGACGTAGACGGTGCCGCCGCGGGCCGGAGCACCGACCACCGAGACCATGATGTACCCGCCGCGAAGCACGTCCACCGGCTGCTGGGGCGGAGGCGTGACGCTTCCGTACCCGGCCGCGCCGGAGAAGTTGGAGTTCGAGGTCTGCTGCATCGGGTACGGACGGCACGTGACGCCCCAGATCTCGGTGAGCGCGATGTCGCCGGCCGCGAGGGGACGAACGCCGCCGTTGGCGCCGCCGGCCGTGTCGATCACGCACGCCTGACCGTACGCCGTGATCGGGTTGATCGGGGAGATCAGGCTCGGCTGGATGGAGGCGGGATGCCCGCGATTGACGTCGCCGGCGAATCCCGCACCCATGCGGAACGTGAACGAGGTGTCGCGGGTCTTCTGCGAGCCGAGCGAGCGTGCCCGAACGATGGCCGGCGAGGCCATCAGAGGGGAGCGTCTCGGCAGAATCAGCTTCGACATGTGGTTACATGCTCCTTTGATACTGTCGGTTCGTGTGAATCTTCAGCCAGCCCGACGACCGTACCGAGTCTTGTTCGCGGCGTTGATATCCGCGACGGACTGGATGCGAGCGCCAGCGGTGACTCGAACGCCGCCACCAGCCTCGGTTCCGCGATCCGTGGCTCGGCTGCTGTTGGACATCTCGACCGAGGCAGCCACCGCGTTGAACAGAACGCGAGTGTTGCTGATCGACATGGACCTCGTGTCGAGAGTGCGGCCAGACATGGCGCGGTCGATGACGCCGCGAGTGGCGG